TTCCATCTGGATCTACTAAACCAGCTAACGGCCCTTCCCCAATAACATCTTGAACATAGTATTTAGTGGTTGATTCTAAAATACTGCTGGCAGATACAAATGGAGCAAAAGAACTCTTTTGTTGTAAAAAAGCTCTTAATTGATTACCAAATTGTGGTGTTGACGAATCAGAATTTTGTTTCATATGAGTGAAGAATAATTACCAACACCGACTTCTGTTTTTACAGTATTATTAATAGTATGTGCATAAGAAGAATCAAAATTAAATGAAACAGCATTTATAACACTAGTTCCAACTTTTAAACGCCCATACCCTAATTGAATCGGTGTATTTCTTGCCGCAACATTATCTCTACCAGTAAATATAAAAGACGATGTTTTAATTTGCCTTGGATCTCCTGGCTTCATTAAATATGTTATTAAATAACTTATTCCAACCATTACAGCCACAAATAAAATAAATTTTAATACCGATAATAAAGTTAATTTTACTAAATAACCTACTACTGCTGGAAAAACAAGAAAATTAAAACCAGAACAAATAAAAATCTCAATAACAGAGGCTGATTTAATATAAAAATCTAAATCAATTTCCATATCATGATAAAAAACTCCATCAATCACTAAAGCTAATCCATATTGTTGTTTTAAAAGGCTATTCATTTTAAACGAATAATCTATTGCGTTGCTAGCCATGCACTTAAAAATATCTTTAATGCTATTAGCTTTCACAACAAAAGAATCACAAAACATCTTTTTTAAAAGACCATGTAATATAATTTTTTTCATCATATATAAGCGTTAGCAAGACCAACGGTAGCGGTAGAGGCTATTAAAGTTGTTTTCGTTTGATTGCTATTTGCAAAAGCTGAATCAAAATTTAAAGTAAGACTGCTGATAACGTGACTTCCTATTCTTAATCTACCATAAGACACTGGAACAGGAGTATTTCTATTGGTAACATTATCTTTAGAAGAAAAAATAAAAGAAGAAGTTTTAACTTGTTTAGGGTCTTTAGGGCTTAATAACTTGTTCACTAAAAAACTAATTCCAAATGATATAACAGACATTATTATAGTATTTACAATAAAGACGCCTATTTTACCAGCAATTGTTGTAGCTGTAATACTAGTAAACAAGATAGTTGAAGACGCAAAAGCCGCCAAAGAAATTACTGGAACCAATTCTATAATTCTAGCGTTTCTAATTTTTTGATTTAAAACAGTTCCATTGTCTACTATAGAACCATCGACAATAATCAAAAGACCATCAAATTTTGTTTTTAAATTATTAATTTTTACTCCAAAATTATCAAAATTAGCCGAAATGCAAGAAATAAGCTCTTCGAAAGAATCAACTTTCGCTCGAAAGAAAGGACAAGCTATCTTTTTCAAGAGGCCATGTAAAATAACTTGTTTCATTTTTAATATTTACACTTAAAAAACGATTCCAATTTAAGCTATATATTATAATAGGAATATTGAAATTTTTAATAAAAAAAATATCTTCTTCTGAAGGAGTCAATAAATGCAAATGACTATGGAAAGAAAAAAAAATAGGTTTTCTTATTAAAGACATAAAAAAATCATTCGGAGGCATGAACCTGTGACAACTCGGATTTACGGCTTTATATTTATAAACATTAAAATCAAAATCAACTAACCCACCCGATTCAAAAGGATAGTTGGACAATAAAAATTTTTTTATTTCTTCTATTGTTTTATTAAGTTTGATAATTGAACGGTCTTGTTCCTGGGAATCCGCCAAAAGGTAATCCATCTTTATGTCCTTTCCATCTCAAAGAGCAGCCTTTAATATTTTTTGAACAAGCGTCTTTTATCCAAAATTCTTTTTTTAATTTCGGATTATTATTTGTATTATTTCCTTTTATGCAAACAAAAATAGAAACCGATATGTTGTCTTCTGAAAATTGAAATTTATTTCCAAAAAAATCATAATTAACAGAGTCACAAAATGTCACAAACTCACCAGCAGTATAAGTTGTAAGTTTATCCCAAAATCCTTTGTAAGCAGTATTTGCCATTTCCAAATTATACCCTTTAGCAGAATAAAACTCTTTATCATTTTCATCTGCAAATGGGATTCCAATATTTGGAATATTTGTTCCGAAAATAGCATCTGCCGTCTTAGTAATAACGTTGTTATTACTGTCCGTATATGTAATCGATTGTTTTTCTCCAGATTCATTCACCCAAGGTAACTTACCATAGTTGCACCCACAACCTCTATAAGACCAAGAGCATAAATTATCCGAGATCTTTCTGTTAGGCAAAGATTGATTTTCAAAATCTAAAGGACTAGACAATTCAAATTCAATAATATATTTGTTTTCCGAAACCTTACGATTTATGATATAATTTTCTTCAAAAAACGTTTGACCATATCCATTTGTAGCATTTCTTTTAGATCTGTATCCAAAAAATGGATTTTTACCATCTGAAAAATTTACGTCGTCTAGATTTTTAACAAATATTTTTAAGCGTTTTATTCTTGAATTCACTAAATCATTTTTATTTTTAATGATATTAGTTACGACTCCATTGATATTCGCCATTCTAATTGATGGGCGACTTTGTTTTCCATCCGAAGAAAATTCAAAACCTCCGTATTCAATTGGGGCTGGAGTGTAAGGATTTCCTTTATAAATTAAAAAAGAATTGAAATTTTTACCAGCATGAAATCTTAGGATTCCTGTTGATTCGCTAATATAAATCTCAAAAAGATCCACAAAAGAATCAGGATCTAAATCTATTAATGATTGCGTAGAGATTAAATCGGCCATATTATGTAGAAGTTTTCTTTATTTTTCCAAGAATGTTGATTTTATCTGTTGTAGAATAATACATATCAGACGTTTGAAATTCAACAGGTGATGAAAAATTAGTTTTTTGAGAATATTTTTTAGATAAACCTGTTAAAACTTTCGGAATGTCAGAAGATCTTAAGTTTATATATATTAACACTTCGTATATTCTGTTTGAATAATAACACCTCTTAGTTCCAGGTAGACCGCTAAGAGGGCTTCCAACTATTAAATTGACCGTTCTGTTTGCTGGTGACGCTAATGGACCCGCTAATGAACCCGCTAATATATCTTCATTAATTTGTCTACTAGAAACAAAAGAAGAAACCTCATTTCCACAGCTATAAGTTGATACTTGAGAAGCATTTCTTTCGACACCGTGATAAAAAATATTAAATTTAGATTTATTCTTTATTTGATTTTTAACCAAATCCGCCCCGTATTGATCTTGCATATATTTTCTATTTCCAATTCTTGGAAAAGAATAATCTATTTTTATGGGACTTGCGTTTATATTTAATAATTTTTTATCAAAAGTAAAAGATAAAGAATTAGAAAGTTCTTTATGATTTGTAGTAACTTTTTTTTCAATTTTAAATTGAAATCCATCGTTCACATCTGAATAATTATTATTATACCCTTCTGCATTTGAAGGCATCAAATTGGATTGCTTACAAATTGATAATTTATTTGATTCAAATTCATCAATAATCGAAACGCTAGATCCCAAAGGAAATGACACAGAGTTTGTTCTAGGAAAATTACCAGATTCTGTAATTGTAAAAGTATATTCATTGGTACTAACATTTTTTGCAGTTATTTTTGCTTTAGCATTATAATATCCACTAGGATGTTCTATACGTATAGTATCATCATCACTAAAAAGAGTATCATAAAAACCACCAGTTACTGTTGTTAGACCAGCCGCATTATTGGGAAAATTTATAATTCCTGTATTATAAGTGGCGTATCCACTAACTAAATCAGTTTGTGCTACATAAAATATAAAAACACTGTTATTAACTAGATTAAAATCAATAGGTGCCTGTAAATAATAAGCGTCTTCAATAGCGGAATTGTTACGCAATTCTAAATAATATTTATTTAAATTTAATTCAGTATCTAATTGTGGATAAATTGGATTCGTGGCATTAGTTACTAGCGTACACTCTCCAA